GGTATTAATTATCCTTAATTTTTTTTTGTGGTGATAGTGCGTATGTAAAATATTCGCCGTATGTTTGTAGGACTAAAAACAACAAACACTATGAAAACTCCTCAAACCTTTATTGACGCAGAGATCAAATCTGTAGAACTCTTCTCTATCTCTCGTGGTAATAATCCTGTAGAGATCACTTGGAAAAGTGGTGAAGTTAGTGTTATTCGTTTCTCAACCAAGAAAGAAGCAAAATACTACTACGATTGGATCACCAACAATCCAAAGCACCCGATCCACAAAAATAACAAAGAGTTCTCTTTGTAATTTGTGTAATCCAAAAAATCGTCTTATCTTTACCCCACTAAAAAAATAACAACTACAATGAAAAAGAAAAAACTCCAAAAACAACTTCGTAATACCTACGACACTTGTATCTCTTGCGCTTGGATGATCCCAAATGATAAGACGAAAATAGAAATTCTTATGGAACAAGGATTCACCTATGAAGAAGTAGAAGAATACATTTTTCAAAATGTTCAATCTACCGATAGTGAAGAACAGATCAATCAGAAGGTTAAAGTAGAACTAAACTCATTTCTAGCTAAATCTATGTTCGTGATGAAGTGTGATACAGAAGGATTGCTTGGTGAGAGTAAAAAAATTGACGATCTAATTTGGGAGGAATGTTATTATTGGGATAGTTTGTAGTTTGTTTAGTTAGTAAGAGGTGAGGGGTAGAAATATCCCTCATTTTTTTTTATTAATATTTGATTTAGAAAATCATATTTCGTATATTTATAGTATATAAAACTCATTGAAATGGCACAATCAAAACAAGAGTTTAGTAGGACACTACCTGTGTTTCCATCTAAACAAAGAGAGCTCCGTGAAGAGCTTGAACAAATTATTCAAAACAAAATCTTAAATCAAAAACAAAATTATGGCACGAAGTAAAGACGAGCAAATCGTTGCTCAATCAAGTTTGAAGTTTGTAACCGAATGGGCAAACAATTGCGGATACTGCATTGAAATCAAGGATGTGATCCTGATCAGCAGAGTCGTTGAAGAATATGTTGTAAATGGATACGATAAATCAATCGGTGATCGTCTTGAAAAGATTGATGAGTATCTAAAGAACAAACAGAATAAAGTTTAATTACTCGTCTGAACCTCTTCCACCGTACCAAAAGGGATAAGGGCAATCATACCCATAACCAGATCCGTATCCACCCAAGTTCAATCCTGATGCGTTTCTTGATGTGGATCTACCAGCTGGTGGTAAGGTAATAGGTGATTTAAAAGCACCTCCGAATTGCGGAATTAACTGTCCATTGTTAGTTGTAACTGTGTATTGTGGAAATTTCCAAGAGTTAAATACCAAGTATCTTCTCATCAAATTGTCCAAGAACTGAGCATTGTCCCTTGCGTTGCTTTTTAAATATTGTAAACCTTTGATGTCTATGGGTGTACCCTGTTCTGATCTCATATTCTGTAGACCGATATTCACGAATTTGACCCAAAAATTGTCCAAACTTACATAATATGCGTATTGAATCAACATAGGTTGAATATATTGCTTCAACAATTCCTTATAATCCACATTTTGAGATAAATCAATATCACCGGTCTCCACAAGATCCAAAATGAAATTATAGAGACGAGTACCCAAAGTTTCTTGGACAAAAATATTCTGAGCCATCTGAATTGCAAAACGAAGCTCACTCGTATCAACATTCTCGTTGATTGGAGTATTGTCTTTAAGTTTCTGTTCTGTGATTAAAAGGACATTGTAGATCATAGAGCTTGGTTTTGTAGGATTTCAAGATTTATTTGTTCCGAAGGATAAATCAGTTGAACAATAGGTCTTAACTCTCTCAAGATGAAATCTTGCATCGGTCTAACTGATGTATTCATAAATAGTTTGTAGGTGGTTTCTAATTGCTCTGCTGAACTATTAAATCCTGTTGGACTTGGGAGACCAATGATTGATCCATCAACGATTTTATGACCTGCAAGGATGTTTTCACGAACCAACGAGAATATCTCTGCATAACCCCCTGTTTGCATCGTAGGAGTGATCTGTTCAATCGTAGGAGGTGCTTCTCCGTATGATACAATTATACGACCAGCATTCTGAGCTCCTCTGTATCTTTCTTCCAATCTACGAAGGATGTCTTCTTGTTCGTTCTGTGAGTCTGGTGCTTCCATAGGAAAATGCACGAACATTGAGGGGCTAGCTCCGTTGGAAATATTTGAAAGGTTAAACTGAGATATAGCTCTTGATAGTTGAATATCCAACATTGAAGATAGATAATCAGGAACACCATAGAACAAATAACCAGGTGCGTAATTTTTGATGTGAATTAGTTGTCTGTCCGTGTAGTTATTTGGATTAAATTCAACAAACTCTACAATACCCGCTTTTTTCCAATTAGCCCAATCACGACAATAATAAAATTTATCTGAAACTAACTCATAGTTTTCAGGAGCTTTTGCTCTGATAAATTTTGATGGTATGATATGGAATCCTGATATACCATCGGCTCTGTTATTTTTCCAAATGATTTCAAGATATAAATTACCTGTTACAACAAACTCATAAAATATCTGTTTTGCAACATCATTTAGGGTTTGTTTGTTGTTGATTTTATAATCCTTTACGAACCCTCTACCAGCCGCATTATCTACCTTACTTCTTACACACGCAGCGTGGATAGGACTGAAATCAATATAGTCATACCATTTTTCAATTTCCATATTATCAACACCAAAACGAACGAATACTTCGTTTCTGTTGATCTTTTCTATAAAACGCTCCATTGGAGCCATACCGAAATCTAATCTATCTATTTTCATCAGTCATTATCGGGGTTATACATTATAAATACATCTGTGTCTCCACTATATGTAATTGGATTATTTGCGTTCGTTCCTACTACAACCATCAGGTCTTGTGCCACTATTTCAGTTGTTAAGTTAGGGTTAAGGTTAGATGGACTTGTCTGTGAGTAAATGGTTATAAAATATTCACCAGGAATAAGATGGACATTGGTGATACTTGTTCCTGTACAACCCGTAGCTCCTGTTAATACCTGAGGGGTAGAATCATCAATATTTACACAGAATAAATTATAACCAGGTTCATAATCAACTGAAGGGGTTACTACATAAGGTATAAATTTCCAAGATTGAAATGACAGCTTATGAGTAACCGACCATAGGTATACATCCGAAGCCGTATCTAAACGATTTCTTGATGCAGTTACTGCCAGTTGATTATTTTGTCCCTGATATGCGTAAATCATATTATTATAATATTAAGGTGTTGCAAAATTAGCGAAGTGTCTAACATACATAATGTTTCCAATAGTGGTTATAACACAAATATCAGTTCCGTTATTGGTTATGTTTGGTAAAGTACCACCCTCACATTTAATTGTAAAACCTGATGCGGTAGCGCCGGTAATACTATAGGTTCCTTCATTAGTGACTACTAGAGTATATTGTGCTCCATTTTTTAATCCATCAAACGAAAGTTGAGTATCACCAGACATTGACAACTGATGAATGTTACCACCCAAGTTCCAGTCAATACTAAAATTATCACCACTACCATAATCGTAAGTTCCACCATAGGTTTGACCGAAACTAAATAACGTATCCGTAACGGTTGTTCCATTTTGGAAACCATTAACGTCTTTACCATTTAGACCAATACCAACAATGTTACTTCCATTACTTATACTACTATTTTGCGAACTCAATAAAGTAGAGTTATCTGTTGTACCAGAAATGTTGTTATTTGAACCATTAAATATCACATTTCTTTCACCCTCTTCAATGTAAGAATTGCTCGCATTTTGTATTAAATTGAATTGTGATGGAATACTAGTTGAACCTGAAATATAGCAGTTGGTTACCTGAATTAACGATGAATTTTGTGCGTCTTGTAGGTATGATGTTGGAGCAGATCCTGATGTTCCACCAAACGCATTTATTGTTAAACCTGATGGTGAATTTCTTATTTCAGTTATTCTACCACCAATTGAGGTTTGGTATCCACCAGCACCACCTAATATTTCAGTTGCATTACCACCCACCAATATAGCATTGTTAACTGCAGCGCCTGATATTGAACCGTTGATATTACCAAGGGCAGTATTAAAATCACCTGTTTCTGTGAATATCCAAACACCACTACCACCAACAATTGTATTACTATTTGTCGATGTTGTTCCGGTAATTCTATGACCTGAACCTCCAAAAATTATATTATTACTTGACGAAGTACCTTCAATTATGCCTGAACTTGTATAAGCAATTACGTTTCTTGTATTTGTAGTTCCAGATATTCTAGAAGAAACACTACCTATAATTGTATTGTAATCTCCAGTAGTTAAATAAATGTTGGAATTATTACTAGAGTTTATGCTGTTCCATTGAGAACCAGTGGTGCCAGTAATACTACCAGTTTCAGTAAAAGTAATAAAATTATGATTACCACTCGTTGTTGAATCTATGGTTGCAGTAGATGCTGCGTATATACCTGATTTGTTTTGGTTATACATCCTTGCATTATCACCAGCGATTATAAAGTTTCTTTCACTTGAAGCAACATTACTAAAGATATAGTTATTACTACCACCAAACACTTGGTTATATGACATTAAGGTAGTTCCAGAAATGCTAGAATTATAACCATTGTAAATACCATTGCTTGTTCCTCCACCATTTACTTCAATTGTAGATTGGTGTGATCCTACAATAACAGAATAATCATCTACACCACTTATTGTTGAACCAAAAGAAGAATATATACCTAACCATTGAGTATCGTCAGTTTGTGGGTTAATATTGCCGTTTGATGAACCAACTATAGTTAAGAATGAATTACCTGTATAAGAACCATTACCAATAGTTGAACCTGAAGAGTTTATAATAGTATTAAACTCACCACCTAAGTTGATTGCATTTTCCTTTGAAACAATAACTGAGTTATAATTACCACGATCTAAAGTAGAATTATTATCACCCAAAACTACATAATAAGTTGATGCTTGAACCTGATCACCAATGTCCGTAGAATTAGCACCAGCAACTATTGAATTGTTAATGAATTGGATATTACTATCCTGAATTCCGATCATAGCACTTTTACGAGCGTCTTGTATTGTAGAATTATCTACACCACCGAAAATTGTGTTTTCACTTGTAAATGAATTCACATCTCTACAACCGACGTAAGCAGATTGAAATCCGTAGTTTGTATTGACACGTGCTCCACCCAATATGCTCATTTCTTGACAAGAACCCAAGTTATGATCATTACCACCTAAGATAATACTATCATCGTAGTTTCCACCCAAAGTATGTGATTGACCTCCTACAATCAAATTGTTTAGACCAGTTGAAGAAATCGTATTTCCAGTTCCACCAATGATCGCAGAGTTTGGTGAGGTTGTATCACCTGAAGCATAATATTGGTTGACTACTGAGTTTTGTGCGGAACCACTAATAAATAAAGAATCACCACCACCTGCGGGTGAAGTACCACTCGATCCACTGGTTCCTGATGAACCTGATGAACCTGAAACCCCACTGCTTCCAGATGTTCCTGAACTACCAGATGATCCTGATACACCAGAACTACCTGAAGTACCTGATGAACCACTTGATCCACTTGATCCACTGGTTCCCGCAACTCCCAAAGTTTCTTTGGTGACCCTGTATGTAGTGGTCTCTGATGCGTTATTCATTACCAAGTATACGCCAGTGGTATCTCCTGTATAAAGTGGTAGTGCTGATATTTTTTGATTAGCCATAGTTAATTTCTTTAGTGTTCAAATTCAATTAGGTCTCCGTTCTCGGCTTCCATAACATTACTATTTTCAAACAAAATATAGTAAGTTTCTGAGGGGGTTGCCCCTGAAATATAGAGAGTATAAACATCAAGAATTGCTCGGTCTTCACCCAAGTAATTACTGAATTGTTTTCTTGTAAAAATTCTACTCATCTTGATGGTTTTTTTATGGTCATTCTGCTTATTTCAAGGATGTCTGCAATTACCTTGTCTAAGTCAGGCTGTTCTACTTTAAATATACTCTTGTGCAATTCATATAGAAATTTCTTGTCTTTATTAGCCAAGCTTTCTTTAGATTGTAGGTATTCTACTGTTTTTTTACAAAGATCAATGTATTCAATCGTCATTTTTAATATACATTTCTTCCTAATGATGTTTGATATGCTTGAACTAGTGTATTCATAGTCAACATTTCAGTATCTGTTAGACCCTGACCGATATAAGTGAAACGATGAGGTTGAGTAGTAAAATCATCCGCCGTATTATTGTTATTTCTAGCAAACAAATAAGTGTTCAAACCTGTTGCCGTATTCGGTGTTGCTGCTGAACTTGTAGATGTATCTCTGTAAGTGGCATATATATTACTTCCACTAACCGAAACTTGTCTCATACCACCACTTGTACTTGATAAACTAATACCAGCATTTTGTAATTGGTAGGTTGTATTTGCTTGAATCAAATTAGGAACTCCACCAGCAGTTCTTGAACCCATAGCTGAACCCCCAAAAGTTCCTAATGGTGATCCTAAATAAACACCCATTGAAAAGTTTGCTAAAAATCCTGTGTCGGTTTGTGAAGTATTGGCCCAAGAATTACCCGCATTCGGATCAGTTCCAAAAGCATTACCATAAAGAAATGCATTATTAAAAGTTAAATTCTTCGTACCAGGTGTTTTACCATTGACTGCGTGTGAACCAGCATTACCCCCGATATGTGGATAAAATACCAGCATTTTATTCCAAAGATTATTTGTGAATAATCCCTGAAAGAATGTCTGAGTTGCCGCACTGAATGTTTCAGTAATACCAGTTGCCCCTGCCGTTAGAATTGCAGCCAAATAAGTGTTTGCTTCAGTAGTTCCACTTGGAGGTACAGGTGTTGAACTCGGAGTTGGTGTTGGTGTCGGTGTGGTTGATGGTGAGGGTGCAGGTGCTGATGTTGTTGGGGTCATCGTCATTGTTGGAGTTGGTGAAGGACTAACGACAGGTGCTTCTGCTTCCTTCTGAACATTGATCGGTTGGTTCAATACTGGCACCCACACATTACCCCTATCTCTCTTTTCAGAAAGAGGTTTTAATAACTCCCTTATATCATCTTGTTTTTTTGGATATACAGGGATTGCTCCTGCAGGGATAAGTCTTCTACCATTCCATTTCATATAGTGTCTCTCAGTTAAAAAAATTAGGCTAAAAAAGGGGGATATAAATACCCCCCCTAAATTGATTATTCTGCACTTACAGTGATACCGCTCAATACTGCCGCTAAGGTAGTAGTCACAACGATTTCCTGTGATGCATTTGGTTCTCCACCAACGATTGTTAACGCAGATAATCCGTTGAGATCATTATACGCCAAGCCACTTTGAATACTACCCGCAGTTACCAGTCCGCCGTTGGCGAACGCAAAACTGAAGTACCTATCGTTGTTATCTTTTACGATAGCAAAGATATTATTCTGAGCTACCAAGTTTTGGAAGATATTTCTCAAGCCTTGGTCAAGCTTTGGTAGGTTGATAGTTAGGGTAGGTTCAAATACTACAGATTGTGATGTAGTATTGACACTGATCGCCTCACTAAACGAAGAGCTCTGTTTAACAAGCTCAAATTTATAGAAAGTTCCCGATCC